GGGCCGCGATCGAGGGCGGCCAGGGCATCGCCACCGTGCGTTTCCCGAAGCCCGGCGTGGACGAGAATGCCGACCGCCTGTTCCCCTTCGAGATCACCAACCGGGCGCAGCCCGCCAACCAGGAGGTTCATGTCATGTCCGACAAGAACGACATGCCGGGCAACGCGCCGGCAGAAGAAAATCGCGCCACTGTCCAAGCCACCGAAGCCGCGGCGCCGCAGGCGGCCGCAGTGGACCCTGAGAAGGTGCGCGCCGAAGAGCAGGAGCGCATCGTCACGATCACCGGACTGGTGGATCGGTTCAAGCTCGATCGCGCGGTCGCCGACGACCTCGTGAAGCGTAACGTGTCCGTCGCCGACGCACGCAAGGTGATTCTCGACAAGCTCGCGGAGCGGGACGCGCGCGGCGTCGGGCACTCGCAGGTCTCCCTGCCGGCCGGCGGCCTCGACGCCACCGTCACCCGCCGCGAGGCGATTGCCGAGGCGATCCTGCACCGGGCGCAGCCGCAGGCGTTCCCGATGACCGACCGCGCCCGCGAGTATCGCGGCATGCGGCTGATCGACGTGGCGCGCGATTGCCTCGAAGCGGCCGGCGTCCGCACGCGCGGCATGACGCCGAACGAGATCGCCTGGCAGGCGACCCGCGCGGCGGGCATGCAGGGCACGTCCGACTTCCCGCTGATCCTCGCGGCGGTCGCCGGCAAGCGGCTCCGCCAGGCCTATGCGGCCACGCCCCGGACCTTCCAGTCCTGGGCGCGCGGAACGACGGCGACCGACTTCAAGCCGATGTATCCGACGCAGGTCGGCAACTTCCCGGCCCTGAAGCCGGTCATGGAAGGGGCCGAGTTCAGCTACGGCTCGATCGCGGAAGGCCGCGAGTCCTACCAGCTCGCGACCTACGGCCGGATCGTCCCGCTGACCCGCCAGGCGATCATCAACGACGATCTCCGCGCCTTCGACCGGGCGCTCGGCACCGCCGGGCAGCGCGCCGCCGATCTGGAGTCGGGGATCGTCTACAACGTGCTTCTCGCCAACGCGAACCTCGCGGACGGCATCGCCCTCTTCCACGCGAACCACGGCAACGTCGGCACGGCGGCGGTGATCGCCGAGGCCGCGCTGGCGGAAGCCTGGGAGAAGATGACCCAGCAGAAGGACCTCGGCGACGGGACCGGTGCGGACAAGGAGTACATCGATGCGCGCCCGCGCTACATCCTCGTCCCGCCCGGCCAGCGCTCGATCGAGGCGCGCAAGATGCTCGCCGCGACCACGCCGGCGAAGGCCTCCGACGTGAACCCCTTCACCGGAGCGCTCGAAGTCATCGAGGAGCCGCGGCTGTTCAAGACCGGCGGGCCGCAGCCCTGGTACCTCGCCGCCGACCCGAACCTCGTCGATACGGTCGAATACGCCCATCTCGAAGGGCAGGCCGAGCCGTTCATCGACCAGCGCGTCGGCTTCGAAGTCGATGGCGTCGAGGTCAAGGTGCGGCACGACTTCGCCGCCAAGGCGCTCGACTTCCGCGGCCTCTTCTACAACGCCGGCGCCAACCCGGCGTAGCGGGACGACGAAAACCCGGCGGGCCGCGCATGACGCGGCCCGCTTCCATTCAGGGCAACCCTCAGGAGAACTCCGATGAAGAACTACATTCAGGAGGGCGACATCGTCGTCGTTCCCGCGCCTTACGACCGCATCGCCGGCCAGGGCGCGCAGGTGGGACAGGTGTTCGGCGTCTGCGCCGGCGACGCCTTGAGCGGCGCCGACGTGGCGCTGAAGGTCTCCGGTGTGTTCGACCTCACCAAGATCGGCTCGCAGGCCTGGACGGTCGGCCAGCTGGTCTATTGGGACAACACCAACAAGCGCTGCACCAGCGTCGCCACCGGCAACCTCCTGATCGGCGCGGCCGTCGCCGCGGTCGACAACGGGGCCGGCAGCACGACCGGCCGGGTCCGGCTCAACGGCGTGGCGCGCGCCAACGAGGCGTAGGACCTGATGCAGACCGTGTTCGGCGCGGCCATCGACGCGCTCTTCCGCGACGCCAATATCGCCCGCGACGCGCTCTGGCGCGCCGGCGGACTCGGCGGCGGCGTTCCGGTGCGGGTCGTCTGGCGCGCGCCGGACACGGTCGCCGAGTTCGGCGGCGGCCGTTTCGTGACCGCCACGCGGTTCCTCGACGTACGGACGAAGGATGTTCCGGCCCTCGCGCAGGGCGACACGTTCGCGATCGGCAGCGACGAGTACTTCGTCCAGGGCGACCCGCGCCGCGACGACGAGGGGCTGATCTGGTCGGCCGAGGTGCGGCCGCTGTGACCCGGCTTCAGGCGGCGATCGTCGGCGACCTTCGCCGGCACATGGAGGCCGAACGCCGCGGCGCGGAAATCGCCGTCACGGCGGCCGTCCGCGAGGCCGGCGCCGGCCTCAAGCAGGACTGGCGCGGCCAGATTGTCGCCGCGGGCCTCGGCCCGCGGCTCGGGCGCACCATCCGGGACCGCTATTATCCCGGCGGCGAAAGCATCTCGGCGGCGGCGCTGGTCTATTCGCGGGCGGGAAGGATCGTCGCGGCATTCGAGCAAGGGGTCGTCATCCGCTCACGGCGCGGGCTGTGGCTGGCGATCCCGACCGAGCTCGCCGGCAAGGGTCTCAAGGGCGGGCGGATCACGCCCGGCGAATGGGAACGCCGAACGGGCATGCGGCTTCGGTTCGTCTATCGGCGCGGTCGCTCGGCGCTCCTTGTCGCGGACAACGTGCGTGTGAACAAGCGCGGCCTCGCCGTGGCGTCGCGGTCGAAGACCGGACGCGGCGCCGGGACCGCCATCGTCTTCGTGCTGGTGCCGCAGGTCAGCCTCAAGAAGCGCCTCAACCTCGACCGCGCGGCGGCGGAATGGCGGTCGCGCCTGCCCGATCTTGTCGTGCGGAACTGGCCGGACAATCCGAAGGGACTGTGATGCCGTCCAGGCGCGAGCAGATATTGCAGGCGCTCTTCGCCGCGCTTTCGGCGATTCCCGGCCCGCGCGTGCTCAGGAACGAGGTGTCGCCTGAGCGCGTCCCAGCCGGCGGCGTCCTGATCCTCCGCGACGGCGATCCGGGCGAGCCGGACGTGCTGCTTTCGCCGCCGGAATGGGTCTACCGGCATCGCGCCGAGATCGAGGTCGTCGTGGACGCCCCGACCGCGACCGCCTGCGATCAGGCGTTCGACGAGCTCGTGGCGGCGATCGGCGGCGTGCTCGCGGCCGACCGGACGCTCGGCGGGCTCTGCGACTGGGTCGAGGCGGAGGCCCCGGCGCCGCTCGACATCGCGATCGATGGCGCGCCGGGGCTCAAGGCCGCGGTGCTGCTGGTCGTTCTCGACTACGGGACCGCCGACCCGCTGTCCTGACCGAAACACAGCAAGGAGACATCCGATGGCACGCGCGCAAGGGGCGCGGGCGCAGCTGGCGCTCGCGTTCGAATCCGTTTACGGCACGCCGCCGACGCCACCCGCCTTCTGGCGGATACCGTTTGCGTCCTCGACGCTTGGGTCGGAGCAGCCGCTCTTGAATTCGGAGCTTCTCGGCTACGGCCGCGATCCGCTGCCGCCGGTCAAGGATGTCGAGAACGCCGATGGCGACATCGTCGTGCCGATCGACCTTCATGCCTTCGGCATCTGGCTCAAGGCCGCCTTCGGCGCCCCGACCACGACCGGCAGCGGACCGTACAGCCACGAGTTCCGCTCGGGCGGCTGGTCGATCCCGTCGATGGCGATCGAAGCCGGCAACCCGGAAGTACCGAGCTACCGGATGGTCTTCGGCGCGGTCTTGAACACGATCTCGTGGGAGATGCGCCGCTCCGGGCTGCTCACCGCGACCGTGGGCCTGATCGCCCAGGGCGAGGCCGCCGCCGCGTCTAGCGCCGCGGGCACGCTTGCCGGTATCGAGGTCAAGCGCTTCGGCCAATTCAACGGCGCGATCCAGCGGAACGGCGCGCCGCTCGGCAACATCGTCTCGGCCCAGGTCACTTATTCCAACAACCTCGACCGCATCGAGACCATCCGCAACGACGGCAGGATCGAGGGCGCCGACCCGACCATTGCCGCCTTGAGCGGCCGGATCGACGTGCGCTTCGCCGATGAGACGCTGCTCGACCAGGCGATCGACGGCGATCCGGCGGAACTCAAGTTCCGCTTCGTGCGCGGCGTCGGCGAATCCTTCGAGCTCGTCGCCCATGCGGTCTATCTGCCGAAGCCGCGCCTGCCGATCCAGGGGCCGGCCGGTGTGCAGGCGACCTTCGAATGGCAGGCGGCGCGCGATGCCGTCGCCGGCCGCATGTGCACCGCGACGCTCGTCAACGACGTTCCCGACTACGACAACCCGAGCTGAGAGATGATCCGGCTGAACCTTAGGTCCGAGCCGTTCTGGCTCGATCTCCGCCATGGCGTGCGCGTGAAGGTGCCGCCGCTTACTTCCGCGATCCTGATCGCGGCGCGTTCCGACCCGGCGCTTGCCGCGCTCCCCGAGGACGCCGGCCTCGGCGTCCGGTCGCTCATCTTCTGCAAGGCGGTCGCGCGCCTGACGATCGCCGACTGGGAGGGCGTGGCGGATTCTGACGGCAATCCGGTCGCGCCGTCACCAGAGGGGATCGACGCGCTGATCGACCTCTATCCGATGTTCGAGGCCTTCGAGGTCGGCTACGTCGCCGCGCACGGTCTAGCGCTGGACGCGGAAAAAAACGCATCCGCGCCCTCGCCGAATGGCACTACGGCGGGGGCGAGCGCTACTGCGAGGGTTGCGCAAGAGGCGGGGAGCGCAGAAGCGCGACAGGGACAAAAGAACATCGGTGTGCGGACTGCCCGGCGGTCCTGAACGCGCCGCGGACCCTTGAGGGCGCGCAGGTCTGGGATCTGGCGCTCCGGCTCGGAGGACAGCTCAGGGCCGTGCCGGGCGCGATCCTCGGGTGGGATTTCGGGGCGGCACTCGCGATGGCGAAGGCGCTGGGGGTCAATCCCGTGGCTGCCGCGGAAATCCTGCCCGAGATCGAAGCGATCGCGGTCCGGCACCTGAACGAACGCATGAGGGCCAATTCCGATGGCTGAGCGCCAGACTTCCGTCCGCCTGTCGGTGGTCGGCGGCGGGCAGGTCAAGGCCGAGCTTGCCTTGGTCGGCGCCGAGGGCCAGCGCTCGCTCGAACGGATCACGCGCGCGACCGAGCCCGCCGGGCGCGGGCTCAAGGCGGTCGATGCGGTCGCCGGCGAGGCGCGCCGCTCGGTTGAGCAGTTTGCGGCGCAGGCAGGACCGGCCGGGACCCTGCTCCGCGCCTTCGGGCCGGCGGGTCTTGTCGCCGCCGCCGGCATCGGCGCGGCCGTCGCCGCGCTTTCGGCCGGCGTTCGCGAATTCGAGCAGAAGGAGCGGGCGTTCCTCCGGCTCGAACAGGTGATCCGCGCGACCGGTAACGCCGCCGGCATCACCGCCAAGGAGATTCGCGACATCGCCGACGATCTCGAAGGCTCGACGCTCGCCTCCGATGTGGACGCGATGGGGGCGGGCGCGATCCTCGCGACGTTCCGGGCGATCTCGGGCGACGAGTTCCGCCGCGCGCTCCGCGCCGCGCAGGACCTCGCGGCCGTCTTCGGCCAGGACATCCGGTCCGCCGCGACCCAGCTCGGCAAGGCGCTCGAAGACCCGATCAACGGCATCGCCGCGCTCCGGCGGGTCGGCGTCTCGTTCACCGCGACGCAGCGGGAGATGATCGCCGAAATGGTGCGGATGGGCGACGTTGCCGCCGCCCAGCGCGTTGTCCTCGACGCCCTCGAACAGCAGGTGGGCGGCGCCGGCGAGGCGGAGGC